TTTAATATTATGGGTGCAGCAGAATATGGTAAGTTAAAATTTTTATTAGATGAAAGATCACAAATGATTTTTTCACCTGGTCCATTGATTTTCAAATTAAAAAATCTAGTAAAAGATTTCAAACCCACAGACTACTTGTTATTAACAGGAGATCCTGCTATAATAGGTGTTGTCTGTAGTTTGGTATCAGATATAACAAATGGCAGACTCAATCTTTTAAAGTGGGATAGACAAGAGAAAAGATATTATCCAATAGAGATTGATTTGTACGGAACAGGAGAAACGAATGACGATTGATTTTGAAAAGGACCAAGAGCAGGTCATAGACAAAACAAGTAATATAAATAAACTTGCAGATAAGATAAAAGAGATGCAAGCACTTCAACAACAGTTGGAAATACAAGAAGACGCAATCAAACAAAAGAAGAAAGATATAGAACACATATCAGGTGAGGTAATACCTACAATGTTATCTGAGATGGGTTTATCATCTTTAAAACTACAGGATGGATCTTCTGTAGAAGTTAAAACAAATTACAGCGCCACTATTACACAAGCAAATAAAGAAGCGGCGTTTAACTGGCTTCGTGAGAATGGCTTAAGCGATATAATCAAAAATGAGATATCCGTATCGTTTGGTCGTAACGAGGATAACAAGGCGGCTGATTATGCCGAACTTGCAAAGGGTCAAGGTCTCGAACCTAGGCAAAAACTTAAGGTCGAGCCCATGACTCTAAAAGCGTTAGTCCGTGAGCGTATGGAGGCAGGTAAAGAAATGCCAACGGAACTTTTCAACATTTATGTTGGAAACAAAACAACAATAAAAAGGAAACAATAACAATGAGTGAAGTACAAGTAAAAAAGAAAAACGAACTTAGTGCTAATATGTTTGAAGCTGACGCAGGTCAAGGTTTAAACATACAACAAGAAGATCTAGCACTTCCGTTTATGAAAGTTCTGGGACAACTGTCACCAGAATGTAATAAGATGGATAATAAATATATCAAGGGGGCAGAACCTGGTATGATTATTAATTCAGTAACCAATGAATTACATGACGGTGCAAAAGGCATCGACGTAATTCCTGTGTATTACAAAAGACAATACATAGAGTGGCAAGATAGAGGTAAAGGTGGAACAGGATCTCCAGTTAAAATATATGAAGCTGGTGATGATCTACCAAAAACCACTAGAGATCAGTTTAGTAAAGATAGATTACCTAGCGGTAACTATTTAGAAAACACTGTAAGTCACTTTGTTTATGTGCTGGGATCTAATCCAACTACAGCGTTGATTTCTATGAAAGCTACTCAATTAAAAATTAGTAGAAAGTGGAACTCAATGATGTCGGGATTAAAAATGCAGGGTAAAAATGGTATTTTTACACCGCCAACATATAGCCACATTTATACTTTAAAAGCAGTTCAACAATCAAACGATAAAGGTACATGGTTTGGTTGGGATGTGTCTAGGAAAGGACCTGTAACAGATCGAAGTGTTTACGAAACCGTGAAAGGCTTTAGTGATAATGTAGCTAAAGGCGAGATCAAGGCTAAACACGGAGATCAGGAATCCAAATCCGATTCACCGTACTAAAGACTTCCATTGGAAGATAGAGGGCCGGTGATGGGAGACTGGACCCGGCCCCAAAAATATTATGGAAGATTTTAGAAAGATATTCACAGGATTAAAGCGTGCTCATGGCTGCACTTTTGTAGACAAGAAAGGTGCCGATGGACTTAAGATAAAAGGTACCTCTTTCGTTAAAAGAGAACCAGTAACAGATCAGCTTTGGCAAAACCATTTAAATGGTATTGAACCTAGTTTAGGTATCATACCAATCAACGAAGACAATGAGTGTAGATGGGGATGTATAGATGTAGATAAATACACTCTTGATCACAAAGAAATAATTAAGAAAATAAATCAATACGCTATACCACTATCTGTTTGTAGATCTAAAAGTGGTGGCGCACATATATTTTTATTTACAACAGATTTTGTACCAGCAAAATTAATGCGAGATAAACTGATGTCGTTAAGTGCTGTGCTAGGTTTTGGTAACGCAGAAGTATTTCCAAAACAAATTGAATTAAAATCGCAAGATGATACAGGAAATTTTTTAAATTTACCATACTTTAATTGTAAAAATACAACAAGATATTGCTTTGATGCTATGGGTAAAGCAATTACAATAGATGCTTTTTTAGAAAACGTAAAAGTTGGCTCTCTCACACCTAAAGAATTACAAGACTTAAAGATTAAAAGACCACCATCAGAGTTTGATGATGGCCCACCTTGTTTGCAATCTCTAACAAAAGAAAAATTAGATGATGGCAGAGACAGAGTTATGTTTCAGTTTAGAGTTTATGCAAAAAAGAAATGGCCAGATAGCTGGGCTGATAAGTTAGATGAATTTAATTTTAAACATTTTGTAAACCCTTTTAGACACGATGAGATAGCAAAGTTTAGGAAAGATAAAAAAGATTATGGTTATCTTTGTAAGGATGAACCTATGTGTAATCACTGTGATAAACAATTATGTAAGACTAGAAAATTTGGTGTAGGAACTCAAAGTATGTTTCCACAACTATCTGATTTACAAATTGTTCAACTAGATCCAAAGATATTTAGACTTAATGTGGACGGTGAAAGAATAGAATTAAAAGCAGAAGAGTTACAAGAACAAAGATTATTTGTAAGAGCATGTATGAATCAAATACATAAATTTCCAGCAGAAATAAAAAGAAAAGACTATAAAGAAATGGTAACACTCTTGATGTCTAATCCAGAAATTATAGAAGCACCAACGGGAGCATCTAAATTAGAACAGTTGGCAGAACATTTAGAAAATTATTGTACAAGCAGGACAGCAGAAGGAGCTTCAAAAGAAGACATGGAATCTGGAAACGTTTGGAATAAAGATAAATACCATCATTTTATATTTTCTCATTTTTACCATAAATTTTTACACAGACATAAGTGGATAGAAAAACGTGACATCACTTTGCTTTGGTTATTAGAACATTGTAATTGTGAGAATGTTAGAGTCACCATAGGTAAAAAGAAACTGTCGGTTATAAGATTAAAACAATTTGAAAAAGAACAATTTAAAATAAAAGAAAGAAAGTTTAAAAAGGAGGATGCGTTTTGAAAACTATTGTATTGGGTCCACCTGGCACAGGCAAAACTTTTACTTTGTTAGAACAGATGGAAAAACATTTAAAGAATACTGATCCAAACAAAATTGGTTTCTTTTCATTTACACAAAAGGCTGCGTATCATGCAAGAGATAGAGCTATGTCTAAGTTTAATTTATCAGAAGATGACCTTCCATATTTTAGAACACTACACTCACTGGCATTTAAGAGATTAGGTATTAAGAAAGAAGATGTAATGCAACGTAGACATTACGAAGATTTAGGAAACAAAACTGGATATAATTTAGATTATAATGAATATGATAATGAACACACAGGATTGTTCACAACTAAAAGTGATTTACTACGTATTGTACAAATGGCTAAACTACGTAATATCACACCAGAAAGACAATATAATTTAAAAGAACATACACAAGACATAACAATACAACAACTAAAACAGTTTGTATCTGATCTTAATCAATACAAAAAAGATTACACACTTATAGATTTTACAGACATGATTACAGAATTTATTAAATCTGATAAGTCACCTAAGTTTGATGTTGTATTTATAGATGAAGCACAAGATCTATCTTTATCCCAATGGGATATGGCAAGATCAATATGGGATAAAACAGGGGATACCTACATTGCAGGTGACGATGACCAAGCCATATTTAGATGGGCTGGTGCAGACGTAGATAGTTTTATAACACAAACGGGAAAGATAATGCAGTTGACACAGTCATACCGAATACCGCAGGTTGTGCATGATATTGCATCAAAGATAATAAACAAAATACAAAATAGATTACCAAAAGAGTGGAGACCAAAAACGCAAAGAGGTTTACTTTCATATTATGATGACTTTGAACAAGTTAACATGAAACAAGGTAGTTGGCTAGTGTTAGCTAGAACCAGATTTATGTTAAATGATTTAGAAGATCACTTATACTCACAAGGGTTGTATTACGAGAACAAGTTTAAAACAAACAAAGAACAAGATTTGTACAAGGCAATTACGGATTGGGAAGATGTGCGTAAGGGTGTGGATATAAATTATGAACAAGTATCAAGAATAGCATCTTACATGTCACCAAAGCATTATCAAAAAGAACAATTAAAATATTTAGACAAAGATTCTACATACAACATGAATGACTTAATAAGCAAGAGAGGTTTGAAAACACATAAAGTTTGGTATGAAGCTTTTGATGATGCACCAGAAAAGAAAGTAAGATATATAAGACGTATGAGGGAGAATGGTGAGAAATTAAATTCTAAACCTAGAATAGTTTTATCTACGATACATGGGGTAAAAGGTGGTGAGCAGGATAACGTAGTTCTCCTGACAGATCTATCTCGAAACACACAAAGAAACTACGAACAAAATCCTGACGATGAGAATAGATTGTTTTATGTTGGTGCAACTAGAACTAAAAGTCATTTACACATCATCAGACCAAAAGATATATACAAAGGATATAAAATATGAAAACAGAAGAAGCGTTACAATTAGCAAAAGAATTAATTGCTGGACCTAGAGCAAAAACATATGGTGATAAAATAGTAAACCATGCAAACATTGGAAAGTTATGGTCAGCATATCTAGACAAAGAGATTACAGCACACGATGCTGCTGTGATGATGGCTTTATTAAAAGTAGCAAGAACTAAATTTGGTCAGCCAACTAGCGACACGTACGTTGACGCAGCCGCATACATGGCAATAGCAGGAGAATGTAAACATGAAAATGATATTTAAACCACAAACAGAGTGGATACCACCAACAGACTTCCCGGATCTAAGTAAGTATGATGAGATAGCCATAGATTTAGAAACAAAAGATCCAAACTTAAACGAAAGAATGGGTTCTGGTTCTGTTGTAGGTGTTGGCGATGTTGTAGGTATATCACTGGCTACACATGATTGGTGTGCATACTATCCAATAGCACATGAAGGTGGTGGCAACATGGATCGTAAGATGGTCCTCAACTGGTTACAAGACCAGATGAACACAGATTCTATAAAGATATTTCACAATGCCATGTATGATATTTGTTGGTTAAGAAAAATAGGTATCAATGTAAAAGGTCAGATTGTAGATACCATGATAGCTGCATCATTAGTAGATGAAAACAGATTTAGATATGATTTGAATGGTTTATCTAGAGATTATTTAGGTAAAGGTAAAGACGAGAATGCTTTGTACGAAGCTGCAAAGTCTTGGGGTGTAGATCCTAAAGCAGAGATGTACAAACTACCAGCTATGTATGTTGGTGCTTACGCAGAGCGTGATGCAGAACTTACGTTAGAGCTTTGGCAAGAGATGAAAAAAGAAATCTTACATCAAGACATAGAGGATATATTTAACATGGAGACTAGTTTATTTCCTGTGTTGGTTGATATGAGATTCCTTGGTGTGCGTGTAGATGCAGACAGAGCAGCTAGAGAAAAACAAAATATGGTTGAAGAAGAGAACAGATTACTAGGTGCTATCTTTGCTGAAACTAGATTAGATGTACAGATATGGGCTGCAAGGTCTATTGCTAAAGTATTTGACAAACTTGGTTTACCGTATGAGAGAACCGTAAAGACAGGTGCTCCTAGTTTTACTAAAAACTTTTTAGCTAATCATCCACATAACATTGTGCAAGCTATTGCAAAAGCAAGAGAGATTAACAAAGCACATACAACTTTTATAGATACAATACTTAAATATTCACAACGTGGTAGGATACATGCTGAGATAAACCAGTTACGTGGTGATAGTGGCGGGACTGTTACAGGTAGGTTCAGTATGAATAATCCAAACTTACAGCAGATACCTGCAAGGAACAAAGATCTCGGACCACGGATCAGAAGTTTGTTTATACCTGAGGAAGGTTGTAAGTGGGGTTGTTTTGATTATAACCAACAAGAACCAAGACTCGTTGTGCACTATGCTGCGTTACAGGGTTTCTTCTCTGTTGACGATGTTGTTGAAGCATACAAGAACGAAGATGCAGACTTTCATAAAATTGTAGCAGATATGGCTAACATACCTAGATTTCAAGCTAAGACGATCAATTTGGGTCTTTTCTATGGCATGGGTAAAAACAAACTACAAGCTGAACTAGGTATAAATAAACTACAAGCTGAAGAACTATTTAAACAATATCATACAAAGGTGCCTTTTGTTAAACAGCTTATGGATGCCGTGATGAGTAGAGCACAGCAACGTGGTAGAGTAAGAACGCTTCTAGGTAGATTGTGTAGGTTTCATTTGTGGGAGCCCAATCAGTTCGGTATACATAAACCATTACCTCACGATGCAGCATTGGCGGAGCACGGACCAGGGATCAAAAGAGCTTACACATACAAAGCTTTGAATAGATTAATACAAGGTTCTGCTGCTGACATGACAAAAAAAGCTATGATTGATTTACACAAAGAAGGTATCATACCGCATCTACAGGTTCACGATGAATTAGATATATCTGTTCAAGACTCTAAACAAGCAGAGAAGATAAAAGAAATTATGGAGTCAACAGTGTCACTTGAAGTTCCTAATAAAGTAGATTATGAAGAAGGTGATAACTGGGGCAGTATTAAATGAGGATTTATTATGGCATATTTAAACGCAAACATACCACCAGAGTACGCACAAATCAGGAGAGAGTATCTCTATGACCTTAAGAAACATCATGGAGAAGTTGAAGACTGTATT